CTCATTGAATTCTATAAGATGAGCTATGAGAATTCTTGGATATACGATAATGAACCTTTTGAGTCTGATGCTATTGGGAACCACTTTGGTTTTGTTTATTGTATTACCAATAAGACCACCGGTAGAAAATACCTTGGAAGGAAATACTTTTGGTCGTTCAGAACTCCACCAGGAAAAAAGAGAAAAGTAAAACAAGAATCTGATTGGAAGAAGTATTATGGTTCTTGTCCTGAGTTAAAGAAAGATATAAAAAAATACGGCAAAGAGTTCTTCAGTAGAGTAATACTAAGTCTTCATGAGAAGAAGGGAGATTGTAACTTTGAGGAGACGAAGCAGTTGTTTCTAAATAATGTGCTATCGGAAGCACTTGACAACGGAGCACCGGCATACTATAATAGCAACATTCTCGGAAAGTATTTTCAGAAAGATTATGGAAATTTTGGAAAAGACCCTGCAGGTAACCCATGAGTGGGCAGTTGACAGAATGCACATTCTGTGTGACATGAAGACGGATGATGTGCTAAAATCTGTAGAAGATGCTCATGCGATCCAGTCAGAGTTTGCCGAATGGTTAGACCCTAATCTTGAAGATCATGAAATCTACTCACTCGAATATCTTGGAGACAATGATTAAATCACTTTTTGGAATTGGAGTTCTTGCAAGTGCAATTGCAATTCCTTCCCCACCAGAACCTGAACAAGTCAAAGTAAAACTTGAACCAGAACCTATAGAAGAAATTCTTATAGAGGAAGAGACTTGGAAATGTCCTAGTTGTACACCTAACGAAAAAGTTGTTCTAGCAGCATTACAAGAGCACACAAAGATCTCTGATCGTAATGCACTTGCAACAATCATGGGAAACATTCAGCAAGAATCTAAATTCATCTCTAACATTTGTGAAGGTGGTGCTCGTGTTTCTTATCAGGATTGTCTGAGAGGTGGTTATGGATTGATTCAATGGACTTCCATCAATCGTTATAGAGGACTTGGAAACTTTGCAGTGAAGTATAGTTGCAATCCAAGTGAATTGGAATGTCAGGTTCGTTGGATGATTAATGAACCTATCTTCCAACGTGTTCTACCACAATTTGAAGGTGGTGGACAAACAGTATCTTATTACATGAGACCTGCATACTACTGGTTAGGATGGGGTATCAAAGGTAACAGGGAAATCTATGCTTATGACTACACTAAGAAAATGGTATGGGTATGACATCAGAATCAATTGAAAACTTGGAGGCACCATTATTTGAATATGGTTCTGGACATTTAACTCAGGGTTATGGTTCTTTCGTGGGAGTTCCTTCTCCTGAGTATTTGAACGATGACTCTTGGTTTGGTCCGGCTGTTTTATCTGAAAAACAAATGACTATTAAAGAAGCATATGAACATGCAGTATCCGAAAGGCAATTACTGCATGAGGATGATACAGTAGAACCAAAAGATATTCATGAGACTATCTATCGTATTGCTACAAGTAGTGGTAAAACTACAACAAAACTGAATCCAACTAGTGTTGGTGGTTGGCAATCTGGAATTGGTTTGGGATAATTTATATGATTGGAGATTGGCGTTACAATGAACAGAAGTTAAAACTTCGTGAGTCTGCACTTAAGGTTCTTCTCACTAAATATGGTAGTCAACTAAAAGAATCATTACCTGAGAATAGTAATCAATCAATGTATGAATGTTCTCATGATTGGGTATCTCAAGGCAATGTAAATACTAATGGAATTATAAAATACTTTGAAACATATTACAAATGAAAAAACTTTTACTATCTCTTCTTGGATGTGCTGCACTAGCAGGAACAGCATATGCAGGAGATGAAAAAATAACTAGAGGATACTATACTAATGATTCTTTGGGTTGCATGATCTTACGAGAATGTACCGATAATGTTCAAAGAATCACAAGTATCAAAGACATTCAAGATAATTATCCTAACTCTGATTATTCTGCTGTTGCTAATGAGTTTAATGAGATGTTGGACTCCCTTGATAAAATTGGAGTTATGGTTTTTCTAGGAGATCAGAAATATTTTCCTGTAGGTAATCGTGGTGTTTATCATACCGTAAGTAATAACTTTTTTCTGAATGATGCATTCATGGGCAGACAATCTACATTGATGAGTGTAGTTAGACATGAAGGATGGCACGCTGCACAGGATTGTATGGCAGGAACAATTAATAATTCATTGATTGCTATTATCCTTCCTGAAGATGATGTTCCATCTATTTGGAGAGAAATGGCAGAAAGAACTTATCCAAAATCTGTTCTTCCTTGGGAAGCAGAAGCAGGGTGGGCAGGTAGAACTGAAAGAATGACTGCTGATGCACTTGCGGCATGTGCTACAGGAAAAATGTGGGAGATTTATGAACCTACTACGTTAACCCGTAAATACTTAGTCAAAGAAGGTTACATTACTAAATAATAACATCCTAAACAGGAAACCTACCAAGAAGAGTTTTGTGAAACCTCTTGTGTTATAATGGTGAACTCTTTGTTGGATAACAAAAATTCAAGTATGACATCTTTAACAAGAGATATACTAATCAAGACTATCGTTGCCGAAGAAATGAAAATGTGCGATAGTTCTGATTATAGAGAACAATTGCAAAAAACATATCATAAATGGGAACATGAGTCGAGTAATGTTCTCTGTCAAAAATTTAATCAAATAGAAAAATCTAATATTACTGTTGATATATTAAAACCATAAATATATTTGTTCAAAACTATCATATCAATGCTTCCAAAAAAGAAGAAAGATCATGATGATGGATTTAATTGGCATGAGGAAGGAATTTCTAGTTTGGTTAGATTAATTGTATTAACATGGACTGGTGCAATATTGACTCTTAATTACGTATCAATACCAGGTATTCCACAACAAAAAATTGACCCTACTTTTATTGCTAGTGTATTTACTGGTACTCTTGCAACTTTTGGTGTGACTCCATCTAAATCTAATGGGAATGGTAATGGTGGACAACAAAAAACAACAACAGTAACAGTTCCTGTTCCTAAACCAAAAGATGAAGAGGATAAAAAATGAACTTTGGACCTAAAGCAATTAGTACTGGCATTCTTTGGTTTGTTGGAGTTTCTATTGGTGTTGCTCATATTGGTGCTTTAGGTCATTTATTAAAACTTGCACCTTCAGAAAGTATTAATCGTCCAATAATACAAATTCCTAATGGGAATTATTCTTCATATGAAATGGATGTAACTAAAGATGGATATAGTGTAAGATATAAAGCTAATGATCCTAAGGTTTTGTCGAGAGAAAGGTCATTAGATTTAAATAGAGAAAAGAAAGGATTTTTTGGTGGTGGAATTGAAAACAGAACAGAGTATAGTTTAGATGAGTACACAGCAGAAGGATATCGTAATACACAAAGAGGTGTGATTACAGGTGAGGGAAAGTCTGCAAAAGACATAGAATGCATCGTGGCGGACGCTGGAGCACGGTCACAAGGTGCAATAGCAGGAACAGCAATTAGCACTGGTGTTCTACTTCCTGCTTTAGTTAACATTCCTTATGTTGGATGGTTGGCAGCAGGATGGGCAACTTTAATAGGAAATAAAATTGGTTCCGAAGTTGGATCTGAAGTTGGTAGTGTATTTAATGACTGTTGATCATAAATTTGAATACCAATGGGGTGGTGAAGATACTTGGTATACAAAGTCAAAAAGATGGGCCAATAAACAAAACCCTATTGTTCGTCATCTTGCATTAGGATTTATTGAATGGTTGTGGTTGAAATGGATAGAAGGTAAAGTCCGAATGGAAATGGCATCTGTCGATAAGCAGACAGAAGAGATTGTAGAAATATGGGAAAATGAAGATAAACCAATTATAAAATCAACACCTTCTAAAGTAGAAGGACTAGATATTATAAGTATCTCTACTACTGATGAATCTGATTCTTCGTCCACTTGATAATGTAAATGATCCTGTGTGGTCAGTGATCTTTATGGTATTTCTTTCTGTTTGTATGGCAGGTTATACTATCTACTATATATTAGGTGTTGATAAGAGGGAATTACATGGGACAAATGACACCACCGAGCAGGAAGAGCTGCTACAACTTCCGAGTGACGGAGATCAATCGTGTTCTTGATGGTGATACTATTGATGTTACTATCGACCTCGGGTTTGATCTATACAAGAAAGAAAGAGTTAGAGTTGCAGGAGTTGATACACCGGAAAAGAGGACGAAGAACTTAGAGGAGAAGGCACTTGGAATCGACGCAACTAACTGGCTTAAAGAAAAGTTGGAGAGTACTATTGCTGGTGATGACGAGTTGTCTGTTAGGACTGAACTTGTTGGTGGGGTCGGTAAATATGGTCGCCTTCTCGGATGGTTATATATTGGGGACGCAGAAGTATCATTGAATGAGCAGATGATTACTGAAGGATATGCTCATGCATATGATGGAGGCACTAAAGATATGAACCTTGAAGCACTTCGTGAAATTCGTAGAGCACATGGCACATTAGTGGACTAATGGAAAAAGATAAACCTGTATCTGTATCTGATGATTCAAAAGTAGCAATACCACTCAGGAACCTTATTAGTATCTTAGGTGCCGTTGCTGTATCTACCTGGGCATACTACGGTGTTATTGAAAGACTTAACTCTTTAGAAAGCACTGTTGATAGTCATTGGGAAGAGATTGAAGAAAATGATGATTGGATTGATGAGTTTGAACCACCTAAGGCAGTTCAGGATACTGTAGAACGAGTTAGACAACTGGAACTCAGACTGGTTAAAATAGAAACCATTATTAATATGGAGAAGTGAAATGATGAGTGGTTTATTTGTTTTTGGATTTATAACTTTATTAACTTATACACTACATATTACATGGACTATAAAAAAAGGTAAGAACTAAAATGCAAAAATTAGTTAACGGAATCGCATTACTTTCGGGGATAGTATCACTTTCGATAGTTGGTGCGGGAACATACCTTTATATGAATAAGGATGCAATGATTGAGCAGGTAAAGGAACAAGCAACAGAACAAATTACTAAAGCAATTACTGAAGCACTTCCTGGTATGATTAATTCTGCATTACCTGAAATGCCTAGTATGACTGGTAATGTTCTTCCAGAATCTACACAATCAGTTCCTTCTGTGACGGGTGGAGCATTACCATTCTAATAATTTTGTTAAATACATAATAGTAAATGTGAATTCGTATGTCTGTTTCTAATGCAAAGAGAAGGAGATCAACCGCAAAGAAAAAATCTGATAACGAAAATAAATTTTTTCTTTACGTGATTTTTTATCATCTGTTCACCGGTATTGCTGGAATTTTTAAAAATGATTAATGGAGAATATTCCTAATATTGAAATACGACCAATATCCATAAGTCCGATTAGATCTTTGGATATTCCTAAGTATGTGATGGCACCATCGCAATCAATACCAACTGCTGCTCCTGTAACAGTTAATCTTGGTGTTCCTATCATTAATCTTCCTGGATGTGTAGAATCTAATAAAGAGCAAAATCCAAAGAATACTGCTCTCCTTCAAGATGATCCAAATGGAACATTGACATTTTGTGATGGTTCATTACCATCTTATAATCCTATAGATTTTAATGCTGAGGATTATCTTCAACCATCAAAAGCACCTGTCCCTCCTTATAAACCTCCGGAGACAGATTTTAAATCACCTCAAATTAAACCACCAAGTATACCTAAAACTGAAATACCTATAATTAAAACTGAAGAAAAAGAAGATCCTATAATAGAAGAAAATATTAATATTATAGATTATTTACCACCAGCAGAAGCAGTTGTATCAACTACTGTTATTGCTGCTGCTGCGGCAACTAGTGCATTGGTTGCTAGACCATTAGCAAATTTTCTTTTAAAAATTATTAGACCGGTTATGAAAAAAGTAATTAAAAAAGTTTCTAATAAATTTGGTAAAGAAGAAATTGTATTAAGTATTAATGAACGAAGAGAAATTCAAAGAGAAAGAAGTGAAGCAGTGAGAGAAATTAGAAAATTAAGGGGTCGTTGATATAACACCACCAAGATCTTCTGCCTTCTTTGATACTGGTGCTGGAATAGAATGTCTATGTTGTGGAATTACTCCACCTGGATTAGTGACTATAATATCTGCACACACTGAATAATATGGACTTTTGGGGTGAAAATAAATTCCTTGTTTCTTAAGTTCCCCACAATTCTTAAGTCGGGCAATCTCAAAATCTAATCTTTTATTGGCAATCAATTGTTGTTGTAATTCTATTTGAGTTGCTGCTGCTTGTTTACATTGCTCTTGTAATTTAGTATCTAATGGTTTAGACCAAGTGGCAGAAAATCCAAGACTCAAACTGTAGTTATCTTTTTGCCCTGTTCTTATTGGAACTCGATACAATATATCTCCTGGATTATCTAAAGATCCGTCTTCATCAAGGTCTCTTAAATCATATACTGGGTCATTATAAAAATCTTCGAAGGGTTTCTGTGCCGATACAGCACCTGTTACATATGGTGTAAAGTTGAGAGTGGGACCTTGACATTGTATACCTCCACCGTAGGTGTTTGTAATGTAAGGTCCCTGAAGGACTTGTATAGCCTGGTTTGTAACGGAACCTGAAGAGTTAGCAACAGGAGCAGCAGTAGCAGACACACCACCAACAGTTTCAGCATAAGAAGGAGAAGCAAATAATAATGTAATTACTGTGAGAAGATACTTGTAGTTATTGTAACACTGTCTAATTCTGTAGTTCTTTGTATAATTGTTTGATTTGAAATTCCAGGTCCTTGATAAGTTTCTGTAAATTGAAATGCCTGTCCTGGTGTTGTTACTGTCCAGTTGGGTTTGTTGTTTAGATTTAGATTCGTCCATGATGAAGTCACCCCATCGATGATATTTGATGTAGAATTAGTTCCTGGTGTTATACTGGAACCATCCATTTTGACATTGGTTCCAGTTACACTATATTGGTATCCTGTATTATAATTTATAGAGTTTATAGTTTCACTTACTTTAGTTTTTGTTTCTGTGGTAGATGTTTGTGATCCTTGTGTAAAGTTAGGAACAACTGGAACTGCGCCTACTGGTTGAAGTAGGCCATGTAGAATACCTAAAATTAAACCCAATCCAATTGATTCTTTCATTATCTTACTGTAATTTCAGATACGAACTGACCTGTTGCACTTGTTCCTGCACCACCGGCAGTTAGAGTTCCGATAGCACCAGAAGAATCGATAGAACCTGCAAGAGTTCCTGCGACACCACCAGCAGTTGTAGTGACTTCTCCATAAGCAGGGAGAGAACCTACAACACCTGAAGTAATATCTGTTCCAGAGTTAATCACATTAACGGCATCACCCTGTGTAAATGCCTCTGTGAAGGTGATTGCTGCTCCATCAGTTGTTTGTGTATATGTGCCAGCATTCATCGTTGCTGCAGAGGTAGCACTTGCGGGTGCTGTGAGACCACCAAGAGTTGCTGAAACATTACTACCACTTACGGAGTATGAACTTCCAATTCTTGTTGCTTGTGATGCTGCTGCGTCAACGGTTAATTGAACACTTGAAGACAATCTACTTGTAATATCGGCATGTGCTGAAGGTGCCATCAAAAACATCATACCAAAAAACAGCAGTGATTTTTTCATTTTTCGATGCAATTGGTTTAGAATTATTTAGTTATAAATAATGTGAAACATTAATGATTTGAAATGAACGAACAGCAAAATCACCTTTCGCAATTATTAGAACAGAGGAATAATCTTGCATCTAAGTTGGAAAATATTAATAGTGAATCTACAAGAACAAGAGAACTGATGTTTAAGACTCAAGGTGCTATTGAGTATCTGGAGGCAACCGGAGTCAAATTGCCGGAACCTGAACCAGTAGCAGAAGTGTCTGAGACGGAAGTTGTAGAAGAGGGTTGACACCTGCCAGAAATGCGGTTATGATAAACATGTTGAGATTGCTCATAAAAAAGCAGTATCAACCTTTGAGGGAGACACTTTAATAAGTGTTATAAACTCAAAAGAAAACTTAATGGCATTATGTCCTAATTGTCATTGGGAGTATGATCACAATCTGTGATTAGTTTGCCCCGTTAGCTCAGGAGACAGAGCACGAACCTTCTAAGTTTGCGGTCGGGGGTGCGAATCCTCCACGGGGCGTCGTAGATGTATTAATACATCTACTTTACAATCCCCTGTAGCTCAATCAGGCAGAGCACGAAGCTGTTAACTTTGGGGTTACTGGTTCGATTCCAGTCGGGGGAGTCGGGTAGTCATGATGAGTTGACCACTCCCATGATGATCCCACTTTACACAAGGGGATTTGATCACCCCTTTAGTTCACTTGACAAGAATTCAATCTTGTCTTATACTGCCTCTTGTGTGGAGGAAGTGTGTCGGGAGAGCAATCTCCCACTCTGCGGAATTAGTTTAGAGGCAAAACTAAAGGTTTCCAACCTTTCGTCACCAGTTCGATTCTGGTATTCCGCTTTCGGGTTATCCGAATACCCGAAAAACAAAATGAGTATATATACTCTGTTACTTAAGTAACAATTCAGAACAGAACCAGTCGAGGTTCTTAACATCTGCGGGTAACCATTCCGCAAGTAAAAAAAACGAGGAAAAAACAAATGTTCAAAACGACTATCGCTGCAGCAGCTGCTGCTGTTGCTCTTGCCCCTGCTGCTGCCCTAGCCGGACCCTATGTCAACGTTGAAGCTAATTCTGGTTGGACTGGATCTGATTATGGTGGAACTGCTACAGACCTGCACGTTGGGTATGAAGGTGAACTGGGTGAGTCTGCATCTTACTACGTTCAAGGAGGTGCCACTGTAGTCTCTCCTGACGGTGCTGAAAGTGACACTGTTCCTTCTGGTAAGGCAGGTCTCGGTCTTGCACTGACCGACGCACTGGGTGCATATGGTGAAGTCTCCTTCGTCGGTTCAGGTGACGACAACATCGACCGTGGATATGGATCCAAATTGGGTCTGAAGTATTCTTTCTGATACTGTAGACACATAGACATCTAGATGTTATACTGGGGGTGCGACGGCATCCCCTTTTTTTGTATATGGATTATACCCCACCTGCACTTTGCATTAGAAGTATTGAACCTGCTGAAACACCAGGTAAAGTGCTTGTAGATATGCCATCTCTATGGAGAGAAAGTGATGCAATAAACCCTGTAGAGATTAGTAAAAAAACAGTTGATTCTATTATGAGTGAACCTTACAGTGTACCTATGTGTCCACCAGGATGGCCTAACCCTCCTCTTAATGAGATGGAATGAAAAAATATTTTATAAACTTCATAACGAATCCAGGAACTTTGACCTCCCTTCTAATGCTGGGAACGATAGCACTGATAGGGTCACTGCATAATCATGCACACTATCAGATGAGTAATGATCCCGATGCTTATGTATTTCAGTGGTGCAAGGCAAACCCAGAACGATGCACTTATAGATCACGTTAGATAAGGAATGATAATGAAAAAGAAAATGAAAAAGTCGGAACAAAAAATTGCAGACTGTGACAACATCTATGATATGATTGAGATACTACAGAGTCGTATTGAGGAAATAGAAATTGAACACACACAATTGATTCGTAAGATGGGAGAACTAAATAGTCGCGTAGACGACTTTTCTACGAATGAAAATTAATCTTTGGTACTCTAAGGGTATGAGTCAATGGAGATGGACTCTCTGCGAAGAATTTAGAAATGGTGTTACGAAAGTAGAACAATATGCCGGACAACGTGAGGAACTGCGAGATGCAATGAATGATGTTGCCAATACGGTAGAGTATATGTTAGATGATAAATAACTGAAAACTGAAGACGTATAAAGAATTATACAATGGAAAATATAAAGATTAGGTGTCGTTCCTGCGGAAAGGAATTGGAAGCACACCCAAGTAAGACAGTTTCTTGTGGTTGTCCGAATATGGCAACCATTCGTGGTGATAAGATTTCGGCAGTTGACTTTTCAAATATTGTTATGTTAAACTCTTATCAACCTAAAAATAAAAAAGGAGTTCTTTCGACGGAAGATATTCTGTGGCAAGAACAAAGAAAGCAACGCAAAGTTCGTAAAATGAATTTTGAGGTTAGGTAATATTAGGAAATCAAAATAAGTTGACAAATGTAAATTAGTAACTATTATATCTAATATGTATTTCAAATAAAAATTCATGAACGAGCACACCTACAATAACTGGGTAAAAGTTAAAGAAACATTTGAGGAATCTGGAAATACTGAAAACTTTTTTTATCAGAGAGCATGTGCAATTGTTGGAGGAGCACCAGATCCTATTGATAAAATTATAAAACAAGATAATGCTGCATCGGATTGATGAAATAAAATCAGAACAATATGTCACTCAAAAAGAGTGTCGGGAGATGATTGACGATGCTATTCGGAGACACAATAGAAACGCAGGTATTATCAGCATGTGTGTTGGGTGGGTTGTCTTATCTTTATTTGCTGAGGGCCTTCTCAGATTAATTGGTGTTATTCCACCACTATTACCATGGTTACAAATTAAATTGTAGGAGAATTTTATGAAAGTTGGAATGATTGGTTTGGGTCGCACTGGTGAAGGTATGTCCCGTCGTATGATTGAAAAGGGAATTGAAGTTTGGGGTTATAGTAGCACTAACTATGAGAATGCCTGCGGACAATATGAAGCGGGATATATCAGTGGGTGTGTAACTTCTATAGAGTATCTTGTACAAGCAGTTAAATCTGATGGTCTTAGATATACTAGTGCCGGAAAAGTTCCTGGTATCTTTCAAATTACTCTTCCAGAGCAAAAGGCAGAAGACACACTTGATGAGTTACTACCATTACTTGAAGAGGGTGATATTATTATTGATCATAGTACTACAGACATAAGAAAATGTCAGGAACTGGAACTGTACTGTTCTAAGTTAGGTATCTTATATATTTTCTCTGGGGTATATGGAGCACCTTATGCCATTAATACTTGCTCTAAAATTTTTCAATCTTTATCACCAGGAAATATAATATGACTTTAGCAGATGTCTTACTCTGGGGAACAATACCATTTCTATGTACCACCATTTATTTCGGGCACCGAAAGGGTGAAAATGTCTACTATGAAAGTGACAAATATGACGGAAATGGAACAGCGCATTAAGATGAGGTATGCGTTTGTCATGTCTTCATTTGGTAGAATGTTTACACCAAATAAAATTTCATATGAGATGAGATCTTTTTGTAAAGAGTGGTCTGAAGACATGGATAAAATTCCACCTGCTAAAGACTTATATCAAGTTGATCGTTACTTTTTAGAACTATGGAAAACATGGTCATTGCCTTCATAGTATTTTATTCTTTATTCGGTTTATTTCTTTTTATCCTTTCAATTTTACAAGAGTAATGTTACAGTTTGCTAGATTTTGTGGAACAGTATTAAACAATCCATGGGGTTGTGGATTCTTGGCATGGTGTCTTATCTTCGTTCCTATTATAGGAATGTGGGCAGTTCACAAATACAACTGGCAGCATTGGGCACCATTTGACAGAGGGCACTAGAGGTAGTATAATATATGAGTTGATATATCAACTGCGGTGCTCCCCTTCAGTAGGTTCAGGAGCAGCGGCGATAGGAACCTGCAGTTAAGGTCAGAGAAGTAAATGGAGCATGGGAGGCAATGTAATCGTGTTTATCATAGGAATGTGCATTGACTTATGATATGGGTTATAACCGGATACCGCACCTGCCTTAACAACTACTTGACTACATAATCACAACACCGTATAATATACAGGTAATCAAAACGGACAATGGCACTGACTGAAAAATTCAAAAGCAGAGATTTAGAAACTCTTCGTAATGCGGCAAAAGGTGAAATTTTCTTAGATGTAAAAAGTCCAAAATTATTTAAGAAGGTTCGTAAATATTATGAATCTAATGGAGTAATTTTTTCTGGTGATCCACTTGATGATTATGAAATTTTGATGGATTGTCTTTATTCTGATTTACAAATTTCTGTTGAGGTTGCCTGATGAATGTTGTATACAAACCAACCGTTCTTCTTGAGCGGTCTCCTTATCGTTATATCCAAGTTGGCACTTTGGAAATCAATGGTAAACCAGATTGTCGCATTCAAAAAGCAGATTCATATACCGGTCGTTATCGAGATATGTATCTCTGTGATAATGAAATGCAATTGATGACTGCTATGGAGGATTATGAATATACCAAATGGTTAGATCCAGATGGTGTTCCTTGTTATGTTAGAGACTCGGTATCGTCTGAAAACTAGACCTGGTGGAGTCATTATGACCCTCTTATGAGTTTACGGCATCTCTCAAATGCCGTTGGTGCGGGTGGGTTACTACCGTCCAGTTTCTTGCTTCTGGACAAAGAGCAAGTGGCGTGCATGGCAAGACCTTATAAGGAGAGTTGCATAAACTCTCCTTTTTTGGTATAATGTAATTACGATATTATAGTTTATGAAAGTTGCTTTAATCACTGGTATTACAGGACAAGATGGTTCATACTTAGCAGAACTTCTCCTTGAAAAGGGGTATGAGGTTCATGGTATTGTGCGTCGAGATTCTTTAATTAATACACATAGAATTGATCACATTTATGATCAATTAAAATTGCATTATGGAGACCTAAGATATCCTGGTGAAACAATATGGGATACTTCTAAACCAAATGGAACTCCACGCAAAGTATTAGATGTTAGTAAAATCAAGTCTCTTGGATGGGAACCAAAAATTTCCTTGAAAGATGGTATTGAAAAAACTTATGAGTGGTATAAAGATCAATGAAATTTCTTACATTTTTAAATCGTGGGTGTCATGATATTTGTCTGAATATGTTGAGGTCTGCTGAGAAAGTGGGCATCAATATGGATGACTTTATTATTGCTTGTATGGATGAAGAAGTCTATAGATCTTTTATTCTTGAAGGATATAAAGGTGCTTTTCTTTATATGAACAGTAACTTAAAAGAATACCAGGATTGGACTTTTGACAGTAATAGTGGATTTAGAAATGTAGTTCGACACAAATGGAAAATTATCAACCAAGTTCATAAAGAACATCCCAATCTAATGTGGGTAGATACTGACATTGTTTTTAAAGAAAATCCTGTAGAAATTCTCACTGGTCATGAAGAAGTATTATTTCAAACTGATGCTCCTGGGTCTACAATCTGCACTGGCTTTATGGTATTTAATGAAACCCCTGAATGTCGTCAATTAGTGGAGGAGTGCGGTGCTGATGATTCTGATGATGATCAACTTATCATGAATCGTATTGGACTTACAAAATATAATGATAATATAGCATTACTATCCGAAGATTTGTTTCCTAACGGTAATGTATATTATCAGCAAGGTAAAAAAGAAAATGCTATGATTGTCCATAATAATTGGATGGTTGGTGTAGAAACCAAAATCAATAAGTTCAAGGAGGAAGGGTTGTGGTTTATTTGAAGGAAGATTATTTGAGACCAAAGTCTCTTACACCAACATATCCTCCATATCATCAAGGAGAATATCTTGAAGAGTATTTTTATAGTCACTATCAAAAATTAGAAAACAAACCTGAAAGAGAATATATTGACATCTTTTGGTCTAATATTTTTTGTAATCGTATTTGGGGTGGAAAACAGTATCCAGATCTTCAAAATTTACTCTATGATACTTTGAGTTCTGATGGGTCTTACTTTACCATCTGTCAGCAAGACGATGGTCCTTTTGAAGATTTTCCTGAGGACACTATGATTTTCTGTGCAGGTGGTAATCGTAAGAAGGGGAATGTAATTCCTATTCCATTAGTATGTTCTTCTATTCCAGAAACTCCTAAACAGGAACACAAATACTTTGCTTCCTTCATTGGTTCTAATACTTATTGGGTTAGAACTGATATGGTAAAAGCATTTCGTGGTAAGGATGATTGTCTGGTCAAAGCAGGTAATTGGGATATTAATGTTGGGGAAGAGAAGTTGAATAATTTCCTTGATGTTATGTCTTCTTCTAAATTCTCTTTATGTCCTAGAGGATATGGAACTACTAGCTTCAGGCTTTACGAGTCCTTTCAATTGAATACTGTTCCTGTTTATATTTCTGATGATCATGCACTTCCTTGGTCTGATGAATTGGATTGGGAAGAATTCTGTGTTATAATTGATGAGGACAATATTAG